ACGAGATATGGATGTGGCTGGTATGTGGGTTAATTCCTGTGTATTTACGCCATTTCCAGTTAAGGATTCGACTAGCGATTTTCTTATTATGTATGACGTAACTAATGCGTTTAGCAGGGTCAGACTTCGCATACTTACGAAGTTGATCTGCCAGGTAGATACTCTCAGACTTGTGCTTTGTGAGGTCTGCGTCAATGTCAAGGGCACGAACCCACCCAAAAGCATCAGGCGTATGATCTGATTTACTGTCGTGCTTAGCGTCTCCAATCCAACCGTCAGTTCGACGGTCGCGGTTCGGATAGGTGTCATCTATTTGCTCGCGCAGCTGTATTGCGCTTTTACTCAGGCGCGGCTTCATCTACAACCTTTGTGGCTTCTGCCTGTAATTCATCATAAGTAGATTTCAGCATTGAGGTATATTCCCCGTTGCCTCTGTCAATTATGGCGTGTTCTACTTCTACGCCATCTATTCCTGCTACTTTAATAAATGATACTTTGTCCATTGTCATCCCCTTAGAGTTCCGCACTTAATCCAAGATAGCCCGCAGTGCTGTCTTTATTTTGTAAAAATGCTGTTCTTGCGGTGCTTGCTCCGGTTGCATTTGTGGCTGCTAAATATGAACTTGTTATTCCAGCGTGAGAAATTGTAAGAGCAGAAACAGCCAAGTTGTATCCAATAGCATCACCTATTCCTAAAGTAGAAAAATCTATTGCAGTAGGAGCAACTCTCATTGTTACTGGATTTACAACGCATATATTTGCCGCAGTAGTCGTTGCAGATATTCCAACTCCATACATTACTGCTGCACCGTTCCCACTTGAACGCCAATAATACCTCTGACACGCAGCCAATTCACCTTGTTTAGTTCCGGTTGCGGTTTGGAAAGGTGAAGCAGATGCAGCGGCTTCTACTTGCCAGCCCCACATATCAAAAGTGCCAGCAGTAGGTAAAGACAAGTAAAGGAAAAAGTTTGAACCTGTGCCAATAGTTTTTCCGCTAATACTTGGAACTGTAGCTGTTCCAGTAATTCTTTGCCAAGATGTAGTAAGAGAAGTTGTAGATAAAGTGAAAGTGCTTTCAACAGTTCCACTACCACCTGAACCGAAATTTTGTCCATATGTAGCGTTTGTCAAAGCTCTAGCAGAATCGGCTTTCATCCAAAAACTAAAAATAATTTGTTGTCCTGCAAAGGTTCTTACATCTTCAATATCTTGTCCAGCAATAACTATAAAAGAACCACCACTAACTGCAGTAATGTTTTGACGCATAAAATAAGCAAACTCATACCCTGCACTTGGTGCAGAACCCGCAGTAAATGTTTGACGGCTAGATGTTCCAGTAAGGCTTGAATACACCCAAAAAGATAGTGTTACCGTTGCGGCAGATGCTGTTCCCCATGCCAAATCCGCAACATTTAACCCTTCAATTCTTTGCTGAATGTTAAATGCATCAGAAGCACCTACTGTATATGCTGAAAGTGATGTGCAACCAAGATAGTTAATAAATCCTGTTGGTGGAGTTACAGAACCAGCGTTTTGACCAATTTTAAATTTAGATGCGACAGAGGATTGAGTAATATATCTATCAAGATAATATATACCACTTTCAGCAGGATTAACTTCAGCCCCCGCATTCCTCTGGTCTATGACCATTGCGCCATTGATGATGCGGTTTTTAAACCCGTAGTAGCCAGTGGTTGTACCTGTGCCACCAGAAGCTTCAGGCAACACACTTGTAGCCGTAGGCAACACAGCCATCGTGCCACTTGTCGCAGGCAGATTGATGGTAGTGCTTCCAGCAACGGCTGGTTCCTGTAGCGTGACGCTTCCGCTTGTCGATCCGAGTAATACAACGCTCATGCTTGAACTCCTGCTTTATATGATTTCGTGTTGGCAAAAGCACCGTGCATCATTTCGGTTGCAAGCTGTCTAATCTCAACAGCCTCTTTCTCCGAATCATAAGTGCCAAGGTTCTTGCAAACACCATTTACCCAAATCTGGGCCGACCATTTGTCTCCGTAGTCTCTCTTGTACACGCCTTTGTTTGCTCTGCCAACTTTCCCAGAAACCCTGTTTTGTAGCTGTTCTGCTCTGCTTGCAAGCCTCAAATTTTCTACCTTGTTGTTTTGGGGGTTGCCGTCAATGTGATCTATTTCTGATTCAGGCCATTCACCGTGTGCTAAGAACCAAACTACATTCGATTCGGAAAATCCTACCAATTTTTTATTGACACTCAAAAACACACTTCGATGCCCGGATTTTTTGACAGACATCCCAACTGGATCGCCAATATTTTTATAAACGGCTTTCCTCAGCCAAAATATTTGGCCATCCAATAGATGCCAACTATTTCTGATGGCCTCTAACTCTTGAGTAGTTCTTTGACGTTTTTTCATTTTCTACATCACCACCCATCTTGATCCTGAACTGACCGTAACGACAACGCCCGAAGCCAGCGTGATTGGCCCTGCTGATGCGCCTGAGAAGCCAGCCGCAATCGTGTAGCTTGTCGCCACAGTCAAGCTGTTCACCACAATACCGTTACTCGCAACAGGGACTGACGCTTGGAATTCACCAGTGCTTGGCTTGTACAACAGCTTGGCGTTGGAGGTGAACAGAGTGGAAGCTGTTCCAGTCGTGGCATTTGCAAACAATGGATAGACATTGGTTGCTGTGCTGGTGTCGTTGCTCAGTGCCGCACCACCCACAGAAGCCCATGCCGTGCCGTTGTAGCCTTCAAATTCAGTTGTAGTGGTATTGAACCGCAACATCCCAGAAACTGCTGTAGGACGCTCTCCAGTCGTTCCTTTGCTGATGGTCAATGCACCAGTTGAGGAGAAGGTGGAGTCCAGAGTAGCTGTCAGCGCACCAGTCACGGCAACAGTACCAGTGACGTTCAGAGCCGTTCCGCTCCAAGTCAAATTGCCCGAGTCAGACAACAGACCCGATGCTCCTGCAAAGGTCACCCGAGTACTTGTCAGGGCAGAATTCTTGATCGAGCCTGCGGTCAGGTAAGTGCCATCCCAAGTCAGATTAGCTGAGCCGCCCAAAACACCGCTGTTGTTGAACTGAATCTGAGTATTTGACCCGGCAGCATTTGCGATCGTTGAGCTAGTCTTGATGAAATCTACGCCGTTCCACACACAAACAGCAGATTCATTGACAATGATCGTTACACCCGTTGTCGGGCCTGCGCCTACCAACTTGATGGATTGAGTGCTAGAGGTCTTATTGATGACAACATAGACTTTTGACTGTGCTGGCGCTGTGATGGTTCTGGTAACAGTTCCACCTGCCGTCCACAAAAGAATCGCTGGCCGTGATGTATTAGCTGCACCAGTTGTCGTGGTAAGAGTTACATCTGCATCGGAGGTAATTGTTGTAGTCCCAGCAATTGCTGAATCCAGCAGCGATGTGATGCTGTTATTTACTACGTCACCCCATGTACCAGATAGCTCCCCCGTAACTGGAAGTGCCAGACCCAATAGTGATGTATATGCTGTCGTCATGTAGTTACCTCAATTTCTTCCCAACTTGGGGTTTGCTCATCATTAATCAGCACCCAGCCGGGGGTCTGCGGGTTGTTGATATTTTGCCAGTTTGCGGTCTGATTGTCATCTATGATTTTCCAATAAACCGCAATTACACTTCCCACCGATCCCAATGCTTGATTGCCCGTTAAACCAATTGCTCTTGCCCCTTTTCCAACCGTTCCCGCAGCACCACTGGAAACGTTTCCAGTAAGAGCAATAACTCGGTCAGTGGTAACAGAACCAACAGCACCATCGGCCTGATTACTGTTAAGCGGGACAATCACACCACCCGGATAACCATAGGCAAGATCACCTGTCAGGTCAACCGTTGTACTCTGTACCGCTGTACCAGCCTCACCAGAACCTGAATTACCAGTCAGCGCCTTACTGCTGCTTCCGATAACCGAGCCAACAGACCCAGAAGACAAATTACCCGTCAGCGCAAGCAGTGTCGCACCACGGGACACAGTACCAACAGCGCCACTGGAAACGTTACCAGTGAGGGCTACTTCCTTACCATGCGTAACAGTGCCAACTTCTCCCGATGCCGCAACACCAGTCAAGGTAACTATGCGGGAAACCCCTACACTGCCTGCGTTTCCATAAGCAATGTTGCCGTCTTCTGTCGGGTTGTTTGTCTCAGCAACATCCCCAACATTCCCAGAAGCCAATACACCAGTAAGGGCAATGACTCGATCAGGCGAGACTGACCCAACGGAGCCAGTTGCCGAATCGCCTGTTGGGTAGACAGTCCCTCCACCCCAAGGGCCGCTACTCCATGTATCGTCACCCCAGCCGAGAGACATGGACTACCTCTTAGGTGGTAGCCAAGCGCAACAAAGCGGTTGATGTGGTGTTTGAAGGCATGGTCAAAGTGAAAGTACCCGCAGTAATGGTCTGTGAACCAAAAGTGTGGACGCTTACAGCCTTGTCGCTCTGTGTTGAGTTGTAGATCAAAACGCAGTCAAACGCCGTGGTCAAAGTCACAGTCGTGTATGTGATGCTTGCCGATGGAGTCCAGTACGCCACACCCGCAGTCGCAGAACTGTTACTAGCCAAAGGAGCAGTTGCATTAGTCACTGCCACGCCGCCAGCGGTATAGCCTGCACCAGAAACCTCGCCGCTGGTTGAATATGCAGTTGTGGCCGCATCTATGGTGGCCGATGTCAGGAACAATGCTGCTTTAAATGTGTCAGCAGCGCCCGATGCTCGTACAGGAGCAGTGCCGAAATTGTGTGTTGCTGTGAGTACTTCGCCCAGAAACGAAGTTGTCAGTGCTTGCGTGTTTGCCATGATTTTTCCTTTACGCTATTGAAGCTGCTTCGCCACCAATCGGTGGCATCTTTTTCAGGGTCACATGGGCAGAGCGGTGAACAAGCTCACCTTCCAGCCAATACTCAACCCAATTGGTCAATTCATTGTCATTGTCCACAGTGCCTTCTCGCTTTTCCAGCAAAGAATCATCCATGTCGCCTTTTGTGGTGGTAACGATCAATTTGAACTCCTGATAAGTGCCGCAGATGCCGTGTTCTCCGGCATGGTGATTAAAAATGTTCCGCCTGCTGTAGAGATTTTGTCAGAGCCAAAGTCCAGCACAGCAACAGATTTATTGCCCTGCGTAGAGTTATAGATCAATGCACACCGAGCAGTGATAGCACCAGTCCACGATACATTTGGAAACCCAACGTATGCCGTGTAGCCTGAGCTATTCACTGTAATAGGTGTCAACACCAAACCACCCGGCGCATAGTTTCCACCGCTTGCTTCCGCATCAGTGGTGTACACAGTCGTGCTTTCGTTCAAGTTTGCGTTTGCTGTGTACAAAGCAATCTTGATTACGTCTGTAGTCAGATCGTGAATGCCTTGATACAACTCGGCCTTGAACGATGTGGTTTGTGTTTGAACAATACTCATTGAACTTGCGTCCTAACTTGCCCATCACGGTACGCATCCATACGCTGTTTGCCGTCACCCAAGTTCTTGAGCAGAGCAATAGACTGAAGATACATATCCTGATAAAGCTTGACCATATCTGGTTCGCCCTTCATGTAACGAATAGCCTCGACCATCGTGCCATTGAGCAAAGCAGAATCAAAGTTGTCGCCCAGCCAAGTAGTGCCAGCAGTGACGATTGATTCTGGGTAATAGTAGAAATGCAATTCAACTGAATAGGTTGTGTCTGGCGTTGGGCCAAGCATGAACGACAACTCAGTTACAGCGCCTGACTGTGGGCCAAAAATGGCGTAGTGCTTCGGCTTGCCACGATAAGCAACAGCCGTGTTTGGATATGCCTCACGCATGAAGTTCACATCTTTATTCAGCAAATAAAGATACTCGCCTCCGCTAATCACGGCCAATGAATAAGCAGACAGGAAATCATCAGGCGCAGACAGATACGGGTTACCAGCGGTAACAGTACCAGTCATGTTCTTGCGTAGATTAGCTATCTGAACAGTGTTATAGATACGCTGTTCAGCCTGCTTAATCATGATGTTCATGTCTACCGTGGGAAACGTGTTCTCACAGTAGTCAGAAACAGCAAGGACAAGATCAGCGTAGTTCATGCCATCGGGCCTCGCGCCATAACACCTTTGGTAGCTGCGCCAGTACCACGGATTTTGATACCGCTAGTCTTGACAGCACTGTTGCTACCAATTGAAACGCCATCCAATGGAGTCCAATCAGGATTATTGTCACGCTTGGGCGCACGTTTGCCGGGATTAGATTGGATAGGCTCTGCCTTACCTTTCATGTTGTGCGGCGCTGCATAAGTAGCAGCATCGCCAACTTCTTTACCCATCATCTTTTTGCTGTATCCCATATCAGCCTCCACGCTTGTAGGTGAACGAAGACTTTTTCTGATTAGCAACTTTAGCCAAACCACGGCCAAGCTGCTTCATCTGAAGGTTTGTCTTGCCACCTTTAGCCATCTTTTTTGTGCCGTGCATAGAAGCTTCATGGCCTTTGACAGCACGTTTTGCTTCAGATTTTGCAATGCCGCGAACTTTTTTTATTTCCATCATTCACTCCTAAGTCGGATTAACCTCTACTGTACCAACACTTGTCGTTGCAACCAAGGTATTTGGAGTCAAAGCATTATCAAAATCCCTTGCTCCACCTACTGGATACCACCCCCACTGAATGTCTCTTGAGCCACCAGTCGGGTATCCACCAAACCCCGATAGGTTGTCCTGCAATCCATTCACCCCAGCCGTTACATAGGTCGTATCTCTGCGCGGTGACCTCAAAGCTTGAGGATCCTCCACAGGGTACATACCCAACAACAACTGAGGATGATCTGGATCCCAGCACTCAGGACAAACTTTCAACTCGTACCGCTTGGTCTTGACCACCTCGGTCTTGAGAGCTTTTAGCTTGAACTGTTGCCCACACCGATCACACTCAGCAATTGCAAACTTGCCTGATGAGTATGTATTACCCATTAGACCAATCTCCCCTTGGTCTTGCCGCGCTGGGCCACCCCATCACCACGGGAAGAAGCCGAAACTTTGCCACCTTTTTTGTAAGTGTCACCGGCAGCGTTTTGGCGTTGCTCGTACATTTCATTGCCAATCGCATTTCCAGTTTCACCATAAAAGTTGTTAGTAGCTTTTTTCCCGGAATTCTCAATTTTATCTATCACGGCTTGTTTGCTCTGCCGTTTAGCGGCTTGCTCAGCTTGTTTTTTTTCAAATTCGTAAATTTCTTGACCTATTCGTGTTTTATAAAATTTATCTCTTGCGGTTTTATCTGCCGCCACTATCTCTGGATTAGGTACTCTTGACCCAATTTTTGTATTGGCAGAAATACGCTCCCGCTGCGCCGCTTTAGCCGCTGCTTTTTCTGCGCTTGATCTAAATCCAGACGCAACCGCCTTGCCGGGGCCGCCTATTAAATATTCTTCTGGATATACAGGCTCAATTGCTTGTTCTTCTGGAGTTGGCAGACGGCGAGGCTTCAAGCTCTCGTTGTGTTTTTCAAGTACGCTTTTATATTGTTTAACCATTAGGGCGTACTCCCACCAATAAACATCTGCCGTGGCACAAACCGCAACGGCGCTTTTTCGTGATCTTCACCTGCCGCCAAGTCAAATTGCTCGTTGTATGCCTGCTTGAGCATCTCCATACGGGGCATCAATTCAGGCACTTTCATGGCAATGTAGTAGGCCAAACCAGCCACCACACAAGGCAGGAAACGGAAATTCATGTCTGCAATCTGTATACCCGAACCCGCATCTTGGATACGGCGCATACGGTAGTAGACGAATTCATATTGAGTCGAGTTATCTGGCGTAGGCCAAACAGTAACCGCAGGAAGTTGCGACACAAACACCGCTGTGGCAGTCGTATGCGAAGCCGCTGTAGTGTTGTTCTGCCCACGGAAGCAGCCACCAACGTCATTGCCAGAGATGTAGCCGTAGTAAATCACCTCATTGTCCAGCTTGATGTACCCAGAAGAAGCAAGCCCCTCTGTGGAACTCAAGGTAATTGTGGTCGCGGTACTGGTAACGCTTCCATTTGTGGTCAATGTGGTTGGATTGGTTTCCCCAGACAAACGCTGAATCCAAACCTGAATAGGCCGAGCCTGTTGCAGCTTGTTTGGAATCGTGGCGTAGGTAGAAACACTAATACGCGAGATTGTCAGGTCAGCCTGAGTGGTTGAGCTGTTTGCCCCTGTGCGAATCACATGATCCAGCAGATCAATAGTATCCAATGGCAGCGGATAAGTATTCAATCCCGGCGTTAACGGGAACGAACCAGCCTCAATCGTCCACATATTTAAGCCACGATTTGCCCACTCAATGGTCATCAGATTCATTGACCTACGGGCTGTTCGCAAGTCATAACCACCACGAATTTCACGCCCA